CTGCACTCATGAAGGCATATGATGAGGATACTGGTCCAGGCAAACCAAAAAATCTCAAGAAGCCTGAATCTATTCTAAAGGTACTTGTAACCGCTGACCCAACCCCGAATCAACGCCACATTCAGTGGATTACCACTCGTTATGTGCACAAGGATTTCTCGCTAGAAGATGTACAGCGCGTTAAACAAGATTTAAGTGATTTCGTTCGTGTCCGCAATCGTCTTAAAGTTAAAGATCTTAATGCCTATTCTGTGGATGAATTATACAAAGCAATGGAGCCATTACTATTGCATGGTTCCAGTGCAAGCATGAAACGTCACAAACAACTATGGCAACCAACTGCTGAAGAACAGAAAATGGTTGATGCAGGACATGTACGACTTGTATATCAAGATGATCAAATTCGAGTTTTTGTACCGAATACATTTGAAGCATCTTGTCACTTTGGTGCAGGGACAAAATGGTGCACAACATGGAAAGACAGTCCTAGTCATTTTTTACAATATCAAAAAGATGGACCTCTATACATTATTGATACTCCGGATGGAAAATTCCAATTCCATTTTGAACACAATCAGTTTATGAACGATAAAGATCGCCCAGCAGAACTAGGTGCATTGATTGATCGTTACCCACAATTGCAAAATGTTTTCCATGAACTAGCACAGAAACATGGAGTATTAGGATTGTTAAAAAATCCTACACAAGAAGCAATGCTAGCTTCTGTTGTAAAGCGTCCCGATTCGATTAAAAAATTGCGTGCAACATCACTAAATGCACAGCTTGTTCAAGCAGCAATGCATAATGTTAGTGGATATCAAGTCGATGAAGTATTTGGATATTTAATGAAATTTCGGCCTGATCTTATTACTTCTGAAATCAAATTATTAGCCATTAAAGCAAAACCAAGTGCTGTTAAGACAATTCCAAAACATGATCTTACCCTCGAACAAGTTCGCTCAGCAATGAAAGGCGACAAACCAACAGATGTGGTTGATGCATTTAAGTGGGTGGAACAAGAACGTCCTGATCTCATTACTAATGAAGTACGAGAAGATGTACTGAAAAAAGATGGTAGTGTTCTAAGTACTATTGGAAAGAAAGCAACAACAGGAATGATTCAAGCAGCATTATCTGATCCGGCGACGGATCACTCGCTGGCTGCCTTTAAATATGCCATGGAACATCTATCAAGCAAAGTAACAGATGATGATATTAAAACACTTGTTAGTCGGACCCGTCATGCTTTGGAATTTGTTCCTGAAAAACGTCAAACGGATGAAATTGTAAAAGCTGCACTTCATAATGATGTTGCTGCATTTGTGCATGTGAAAAATGCAACTCCAGAGATTATTGCAAAAGCGGTTGCAGCAGGTGCCTTTGTAATTAAGGACAATAAGTACTTACGAGACTTAATTACCACAAAATTGATGATTAAGGCTGCAAAAATGAATCCAGAAGGAATGGCACATGAACTTGGTGGAGCGTATGATCTATACGGTACAGTACCACATACCGTAGATTTAAATGCAGTACTGAAAGCTTGTATGAAAGAAAATGGATTGGCCCTGGAATACATTAAACCAGAAAAGCAAACACCAGAACTGATTAAAGCTGCAGTAGAACAGAATCCTGCTGCATGGGCATTTGCTAACAAGCATGTCATAAAAAAAGATTCCAAGTTGTACCGAATGTACAAGGAGCATTAAAGTGGAATTGGAAAAGAAAGAAAAAATAATCTCTCATCCGATGGAAGAAGTTCTTGGAATTGAGCAAGGATCAACCATCGTTGAATACAATGAAGTGCTTCCAGCCATTCCCGTTACTATTCCAACATATGATGTTAAAGATGATGAAATAGAAGAGAAGATTGAAGAGATATATGCTTTTGCAATGTCAAAAGTTGCTACAGTCGCCGACCAAATTGATCTCGTTGAAGGTAAATATAAAGCTCGTCTTGGTGAAGTTACTGCAAACATGCTTACAGTAGCACTTGGTGCAGTCCGGGAAAAGCGTGAACTAAAACAACACAAAGACAAACTTGCATCAAACGAAAATGTTGGTGGAATGCCACGTTCAATTACAAATAACAACGTATTTTTAACAAGAAATGAGTTGCTTGACTCACTTGCAAAGAAGAACTTAAAATGATTCTTTTAGAAATTGTCGAACTAATCGACGAACGTACAAAAACAGAACGAATCCAATCCGGAGCAGCGGCCCAAAGAGCTGTGAAGGATGAACTTCGTCGCCGATTTGGAGATCAAATTCGTCGTATTAAACTTGCACGAGTGGGAAGTAAACTATTTGACATTCAAGCTGACATTTACAATGTACATCAAAAAGTTGAAGTAAAATCGATGTCATCAGAGAAACCGTATTTTGCGTTCTTTGATACATATGCAACAAAAGATGCACACAGTCCACTCCTCGATGAATTAACACAACGTGTAACTAATGGTAAGTATCAATATTTTTCTCAAGCAGTAGAACAAGAATCAGATGGTGGATTTCCATGTGATGGCGAAGATAAAGTAGCATCAGGTATTCGAGCAATTCTTGGAACACCAAATACACCAGCAACAAAACCTGGTACACCAAAATCTGGCCGTGTTCCTAAAATTCTAAAAAATATTACAGATCCATACACACTAGATTTTGTTCGGGCAAAATTAATTGCGGATCTTGCAGCAAAGGGAATTACCTATCTAGCTCTACTCAATTCAACTACTGGTAAAGTTGACTATTATCATATTCAAGGTGAAAACTATCTTGATGCCCCTAAAATGCCCCTTTTAAAGAAAATCTTCTTTGATACGTACGGGGCACCGATGCAATGTGCGATGCGAATCGTCGTAAGGATTGTTCTGTAATATAGCTGCTAAATAGTAGCATGCCACGTAAAAACGAATACATCAAACGAAACCAGCCAGGAACTATAGAAGAGTTCACGGCTGATCAAGTCGTTCAATACACTAAGTGTATGGATGATCCAATCTATTTCATCATGCACCACTGCCGTCTCCAGCATCCTGTACTCGGCGACATTCCCTTTTCGATGTATCCGTATCAAAAACGTGTTGTCACAACTTTCTCTGGACACCGACTAGTAATTGTATTAGCCGCTCGTCAAACAGGTAAGGAACAAGGTCATTCGGCTAGGATAGCAACACCAGTTGGATGGACGACTATGGGACAAATCAAAGTAGGTGATAAAGTTTGTACCCCCGATGGAAAAATTGCAAACGTTGTTGAAAAATATCCGCAGGGCTTAAAAGATATTTATAGAATAACTTTTGATGATGGGTCATATGCTGAATGTGGATTGGATCATCTTTGGAAGGTTTACATAAGAAACAAGTGGGAAGACACAACCTATGGAGGAACATATAAAGTACAAGAACAAGTTCTAACACTTAGAGAAATTATTACTCACAGGAATCAACAACTGCAGAGAAAGTCCTCGGCAAATTATAATGTTCGTATTCCTCTTGTAGAACGAGTTGCTTTTGAAGAAAAATCATTACCACTAGATCCGTATGTTCTTGGATTATTGCTGGGAGATGGTTGTATATCTGTACCCAATCAAGTTTTGTTTACAACGAGCGACAAAATATTAGTGGAGACTCTAAACAGTGGATTATCCTCCTTGGGAGTCGTAGCTGAAAAAGTGAATAAAGGCAATAGGTACGATTATAGAATCAAGAGGATAATGAATACAGGGAAAAATCTGTTAAATGAAGTCCTTCGCACACTGGACTTGCGAGGTACAAAGAGCCACACAAAGTTCATACCAGAACAATACAAATGTGCTTCACATGAACAGCGATTAGCACTTTTACAAGGGCTAATGGATACAGATGGTACAGTACAAGTAAGAAAATCAGGAACCACGTGTATCTCTTACACGACCACAAGCGAACAATTACGAGACGATGTTCAGGAATTAGTTCGTAGTTTGGGGGGTAAATGTTCTTATAGACTTCGCACTCCAAAAAATGAACATCACAAACTGGCTTATGATCTATTTATTTCCATTCAAAAACCAAAGCAATGTTTTAGGTTAGAAAGAAAACAAGAAAGATGCAATGAAACTTATCGGAATGGAAAGGAAACATGTGTACGTAAAACCATTATAGATATTTCCCTCGTGCGACAGGAAGAGGCGTCGTGTATTCTTATCGATAATCCCGACCATTTATACATAACTGATCAGTACACTGTTACACACAACAGTTGGACAGTTGGTGCATATATGTTGTGGTATGCAATGTTCAAAAAAGATAAGACCTGTATTATTGCATCAAATAAGGAAGAGAATGCTATGGAAATGATTCACCGCATTCGATTCATGTATGAGCGTATTCCAAACTGGCTAAAAGCTGGTGTAACAGAAGATGGATATAACAAGCATCGATTCTCTTTTGATAATGGATCTCGTATCCTTGCAGAAACAACAAGTGAAAATACTGGTCGTGGTAAGGGTGCTTCCCTGCTATTCTTAGACGAATTTGCACACGTTCGAGAAAATATTCAAGAAGAATTTTGGGTATCTGCAGCACCAACATTTTCAACTGGTGGTGATTGTATTATCTGTTCCACACCTAATGGTGATACAAATCGTTTTGCACAATTGTGGCGAGCTGCTGAATTATTTCAATCTGAAGTCCATCATGCAGCAGGTGATCCAAAAGCGGAAGATGAAATTTCAGCGTCTGACTTTGTTCCTGTTGAAGTTAAATGGACAGAACCACCTGGCCGTAATGAAAAATTCAAGGAAAGCGAAATTCGTAAAATTGGTGCTACCAAATGGCGCCAGGAATACGAATGTCAATTCATTTCTTCGGATCCTGTACTAATTGATCCATTGGTAGTTGCACGATTGTGGAAGCAGACTGAAAAAACTCAACCAGTGGCTGTAATTCAGGATATTATCTTCTTCAAACACCCCCGCCCAAATACCGTTTACATTGTAGGTGTGGATCCTGCAACTGGTGCTGGCAACGACTATACAGCATTTTCTGTATTTGAACATCCATCAATGGAACAAGCAGCAGAATATAGATCAAATACCACATCCTCAGTTTCTGCATATCAGGCATTAAAACGATTGCTTCGTGTGTATGAAAAAGCTGAAGCCACAGTATTTTTCTCTATCGAAAATAATGGTGTGGGTGAGGCGATGATATCTTTATATGAAGCCGATGAAACACCACCAGAAACAGCGGAATTTGTGAGTGAAACCGGTCAGCATCGTCGTGGAATGACCACAACGGGTAAGGCAAAAATTAAGGCATGTTTGAACTTCAAAGAAATGTTAGAACGTGATACAATCAAAATAGTGTCTCCAACGCTCGTGACCGAGCTGAAACACTTTATTCGAAAAGGTGGTTCTTATAGCGCAAAATCAAGTGCTACGGACGATCTAATTTCAAGTTCCTTGATTGTGTTACGAATTTTAGAAGAAATCTCTTCTTTTGATCAAGATGCATATGATAAGTTGTATAATGCATCATATTATGAAGCAGAACTTCCCGAAGGCTTTGATGAAGCGTTTGAACCTGATCCAGTTGTCATCTAACCCTGTTTCATGTAATATTCGTAAATACTTGAAATGAGGTCATTGTGGCTACTTTATTCATCCCAATCGGAACTTCGGGTGCAGGCAAAACGACTATGTTCAACAAACTGAAGGAATCAAATCCTCAGTTGGAACAGTATTCGTGGGACGTGTTGCGTCACCGTTGGTACGATCCAGTTAACTACAAACATGCATGGGAATTGTCCACGCAGGATGGTGCTTTTGGTAAAAAAATAAACGATGAATACCTCAAAATGTTGGATGAGGCAAAGGATCTCTACATTGACAACATGAATTTGTCTCCAAAGAAACGTAAGTGGTTTTTGGAAGAAGCTAAAAAGCGGAATTACAAAACTGTTGCTATCGTGTTTCCGAATGTGACACTCGAGATGGTGATCGAGCGTCAAAAGACGCGTGGTGATAAGAACGTACCAGAAGCTGCTGTACGTCAGCAGTGGATGGCTTTGAAAGGACCAATGCCGGGTGAATTCGATTCTATTGTTACCGCTTAAGCTGATTCGTGGTAAACGAATCCTTGATCAACTAAACGAGGACAGCACTTATCCAAATCTGTACAGGGAAATCCAGCGTGGTTTCCCTGCTACTCAACGCCGTCAGCATGCTGTAGGTGAAGTAGCAATTTTGAACATGCAATTTCTTCCGTATGTTGGAATGAAAATGTTGCAAGTTCGTGCGGCATGTCGTAGTAATCAACACAACTACAATCCAATCATTCAATTTTTGAATGTTACATTTGACCAAGTTGATACTAACGATAACATTACATTCACTGGTCAAGACGGTCAAGACTATCACGTACAACCAGTTACTCTTGATACTAGTCGTGTTAAAGTTCGGTGCAATTGTCTAGATTTTTACTACCGATTTGCCCAAACAAATTCCGGAGATGGAAGTTTGGTTGGTCGTCCACCAGCACTATATCAACGTGTGCCAGGATCAACTCGTCCACCCGTTAATCCTCAAAATGTTCCAGGAATTTGTCGTCACTTGATTAAAGTAGTACGACGATTACAACAGCAGGGATTTGTTCGACGTTAAGATTTTGCTAATGCTTTTTTCACTGCATCGGCCTTCTCGGCAAGACGTTTCTTTGTTTTTTGATCGGGCTCCAAACCACTAACTACAGTCTTGCCACCCTTGTCCCGATTGAACAGGAAGCCAGGCTTGGTCGGCTTTTTTGGTTTGCCAACAGTTTCACGAATTGTTTGTTCTGCAAGATCCTCTTCTTCAGGCTCTTCAACAACAGGAGAATCTTCAGATCCTTCATCAGGCCAACGAACATGCCCCTTAGCATGTTCATCTCCTTCAGCATCATTCTCTGGTGGAAACTCTGGCACAAGCAAGCTGAGATTTGGAGAAGGTTGCTGATCAATCTGAACACCACCACCACTGAAGTCTTCTTCAACTTCATCTTCCTCCTTCTTATCTTCTGGACCCTCTTTTTTCAGCTCTTCAGCAGGTTTTGCTTTGTCCTTATCAGGACTTTCGATCTTGGCAGTCACTGTCGGTTTGGCAACTTTTGAGAGCGATACTTCAGGATCTCGGAGAACGATCAAATTGCCAGATGCTGGCTCAAAGTAATATCCATCAATAATTACTTCAATACGGAACATGTGAGTATTAGCAGTTTCACTCAACACAGGAAGTGGTGGAAGTTTAACAAACCATTTGGTAGTACTGTCTGCACGACGATCACATGGAAATGATAGATTACCATTATGAACGCTTGTAATTACAAATCGAACTTGTGCAGCATTCTCAGGTGCATCAACAGAGATGCCTTGAATATTAACTTCAAATTCAAGCTCACATTCGCGAGCATTATTAACACGTATGTTTGCATCCATTTTTAGGCCTTTATGAACTGTTTATGTTCCCTTAAATTCCCTTTAATTACTTATTTATTAACTAACCAAGCTGTTACTTTCCGCACAGTTTGTCGCAATCCATGAACAGCAATTGAGGTTCTATCCTTAACAGCATTGATGAAGCCAATGATCTCAATCAAAATTGCAGCTTTTTGACGATCCACTACATACATTTTCTTCCATGAATTTGTTCTTGTTGATACAGTAATCATTACCATGCGGGTGTTTACATCAATTTTTTGATTAATTGGTGTGTAATAGGCAGGAATTTGATATGGACCTCCACCTGCATCCTTAACGACAATATTGATGGAGCAACCACATACGAGACTAAACTGTGCAGTAATTAAGGCACAACACGCATCAAATCCAAGTCCCTTGGTTATAATTGCACTGTAAGTGTTTGTAGGAATAGTCATTAACAACTCGTGAGAGGGCCGATAGGAACACGTTCACATACTTCCACAACACTTGGATTTCCAAATTGGTCTTTCAATTCAAACACCTGCAAAGGTGTCACACAATCGAGATCGTATACTGTAAGCGTTTTTGCCACAGGATCAATTCGTGTTCGATTCGTTTCAAATTTGGTTAATGTATTAACCAATGTAGTCAATGTTGCAACACTCATGATAATAGTTGTTGTGTCTGATTTAATCGAATTTAAAATAAAGCCTGTTGTACCCAATGTTAAGTGTGATGCACCAGGCTCTTCCCAAACTTCAAATGAGATGTCTTCAACAAAACTATCATTACCACCAATTTTATATCGTTCACAACCATTAAGTGAAGCACCACCATCAACAGTGAACACATAACTTTTTGTGTAATCATATGTGGTAAAATTATATCGATACCAACCTGATCCCACTTCAATTAATGCTCCAGCAACAATCACAATAACATCGGGACTGAGTTCCCAAATCGTAATTGTAGGTGCTAAACCAGTCGTAGGAACACCAGAAACGGTGAAAAATGCAGGAATTATTTTGGTTGCCATGTTTTAATCCTATTTGGTGTTATTTATTAATGTGAACTGCGAGCTAATAAATACAGAACTATCCAGAAATACAGGAAAACATGTCAGTAATCGTCGCACACCCTGTTGCAACCCCCTGCTCGACTGCCTCGCAAACACTTGATGTGATTTTGCCAGCGCAGATTTGCGCAGTAGTCGCCTCGACTGCAACTGATAATATTGATTGTATCGCCACGGCGAGCTTTCGTGGTGTCAAGTGGTTAGTGATGGTTGCCAAGTTAGATGCATCGGAAGTTGAATCGTTTGAAGTTTTTGCAACACATCAAAATGGAATTACTTGTTCACACAACTTTTACAGTCGTTTAAACGATTTGATCAACTTTACCGCTGATGTGGTGATTGTTGGTGCCAGTATGTGCTTACAGATCACCAACAACGAACTCGTTGATGTGTTAGTTCAAGTAACATCAATTCCAATTCCTGTTAATAACACAGTTCTTTCTATTCCTACATTAGGCGTTGCACCAGTTGAGGGAATTCACGTTTATGATCCTGCGTCATCATCCGTCGTTGCAGATAGTGTGTCATTACAGTTCCGAACTGTAAAATGGTTAATTTCTGCAACGGATTATACGACCAATAAACGCAAAGTATTAGAAGTATATGCATCACAACGTAATGGAGTGGTTACAGTAAACAACGCTTATGCACTTGCGGGAGATTATTTAGATATTATTCCAAGTGTGTCACTGCTTGGAACATTTATGGAACTGAATGTTCAAAATAACGAATTAGTCCCCGTAATGCTTGATATTACACGAATTCCAATTGCTGCATGTTATGCTACAAATTGTGAATGTACTGATATAACGATTACACCGACTCAAACAACAATTACAGCTGGTAATACTCTTGATGTTGACACTATATCAAGAACTGCATATCCAGCGGTGAAGTGGTTGATTGCTGTTACAGATTCAATCACTTTTAATACAGAACAGTATCAATTATTTGCAGTAAATAATTCAGCAACGGATTATACACAATACAGCCTATTAGGTCCTTCAGTCAGTCACACCTTTGCACTATCACTATCGGGGGCTGATTTCACGTTGTCAATGACAAATACAGGATTAAATACAATACAGGTTGACGTAGTTCGGCTTCCTATCATGGTATAAATAGACGGATATATAAAGGAAACCCAATGTCTCTTGATTACTTCCGTGTCCTCAAAGGATTACAACTTGACGAAAGCTGCGTCATCGTTTCAGCATCGAGTGACCCATCTGTCGTGGGATATGCAGCCTCAGAAGGTTCCTTATATCTGCAAGATGCTGGTATAACAGGCACGTTCTGGTTCAAGTTTGGGCCGGCGAATACTGATTGGGCAGCACCTGCATTTTTGTATTTATATAAAGAAACTCCTGTTGCTGCAGTAGCACCAGTTGCATCGGGATCTAATTCTGTTGCAATTGGTTCTGCATCTACTGCCTCTGCTCAAGATGCAATGGCACATGGTACAAGTACAACGGCATCAGGTATTGGTTCAATTGCATTGGGTTCAAATGCAACAGCAACTGCGGATAATTCAATAGCACTTGGCAATCAAGCGGTGGCACGTCACCTTGGTGCAGAAGTATTAGCGAATAATAAATTTGGTAGTTCTGGTGACGCCCAAGCAGGTCGATATCTATTACGAACTGTAACAGCAAACGCTGTATTGACAGAACTGTTTCTTGATGGTGTGGCCGGCGTGCAGCGATTAGTTCTTGCAGATGATAGCACATGGAACTTCAAGATTAGAATAACAGGACATAGAACAGATGCTTCTGATGGACATGCTGGATATGAATTCAACGGTATAATTTATCGAGCTGTTGGAGTAGGAACTACATCATTTACAGGTGCACCAAGTAAAACTGTTATCGCAGAAAGTAATGCTCCATGGAATGCTCAGATATCAGCTGATATCGTCAACGGTTCGCTAAAAATAGAAGTTAAAGGTGAAGCTGGTAAAACTATTCGATGGTTAGCACTTGTCGAGAGCGTTGAAGTATCAAATTAATAGATAAATACCTAATAATACCGCACATCAGGAACTTGCATACATGGATTTCAATTTCGATACTGGCACGATAAGTTCAGTCGTTAGTCTAGACACAACAGTGGCACCACCACTGGGTGTTGCAAATATTTTGACGGTTATTGGAACAGGAGCATTAACACTCCCAACAGGCAATACGGCAGCCCGACCAACTCCAGTTGAAGGTATGATTCGTTACAGCACTACACTGTTTGATGTTGAATTCTATAATGGTAGTACAGCATCATGGCAAAAGTGGGTCAATACCGCGGGCGATTCGATGTCGTCTGCTGCCAACTTAACATTTTCTGGTGGTGGTGAAGTTCTTGGATTACCAGCTACGCCATCTGGTAATACAGCAGCAACATCAAAACTATACGTTGATACAGTTGCACAAGGTCTTGATCCAAAACAATCTTGCCGTGCAGGTACAACTGCTGTTCTACCATCGGTAACATATGCTAACGGTGCAAGTGGCGTTGGTGCAACATTAACAGCAACAGCTAACGGTGCTCTTCCTGCACAAGATGTTGTTACTTTAACCACTACACAGCGCTTGCTGGTCAAAAATCAAGCAGCAACCCTACAAAATGGTATCTATACCGTTACTGATGCTGGTTCTGCTGGCACACCATTTATTCTTACTCGTGCTACAGATATGGACTTGTGGACAGAAGTTCCTGGAGCATTTACGTTCATCGAAGAAGGAACAACACTTGCTGAAACTGGTTGGGTATGTACGTCCGACCAAAGTGGTACAATGGGTACAACAGCAATTGTATTTGTTCAGTTTGCTGGTGGAGCAGTAACTTCTGTAACTGGAACTACAAATAGAATTACATCAACTGGTGGTGCAACTCCAGTTATTGATATTTCAGCATCTTATGTCGGTCAGACATCAATCACAACATTGGGCACTATTACAACTGGTGTGTGGAATGGCACTGCGATTGCAGAAATCAACGGCGGCACAGCACAAACCACTTATGCGACAGGCGATACTTTGTATGCATCTGCAGCAAATACATTATCGAAACTGCCAGTTGGAACTGCAGGACAAGTATTGACATTAGCAGGTGGAGTCCCAACTTGGGCAACCCCAACAACAGGAAGTGTAATTTCTGTAACTGGAACTACTAATAGAATTACATCGACTGGTGGTGCAACCCCAGTTATTGATATTGCTGCCACTTATGTGGGCCAAACAAGTATTACTACATTAGGCACTATTACAACTGGTGTATGGAATGGTACAACAATTGCAGAAATAAACGGTGGTACAAATCAAACCACTTATGCGACAGGCGATACTTTGTATGCATCTGCAGCAAATACATTATCGAAATTACCAGTGGGTACTGCAGGACAAGTATTGACATTAGCAGGTGGAGTCCCAACTTGGGCAACCCCAACAACAGGAAGTGTAACTTCTGTAAGTGGAACAACAAATAGAATTACATCAACTGGTGGTGCAACCCCAGTTATTGATATTTCAGCATCTTATGTCGGTCAGACATCAATCACAACATTGGGCAC